TTTCAAAAGAACCTGAACCAATACTAGAATTATATCCAAACTTATTAACCATAGAATAACCAGGAACTTTACCTTGCTGTACAGCTAAATAAAATGGAATGTCATCAACTGTACTTCCACCTGTTATCGGATTTACATTATTACAATCACTCATTAGCAACCAAACCTTGAATTATACCAAGTAAATCTTTCTACTTCTTGTTTTAGTTCTTCTTGAAAAGAGGTATTTAATTGATTCTCTACTGTTGAAATAGCTTGGTTGATTTGTCTAAAACCTTCTTCAGTATATTCTTTCGGAGGTTCTGGTACATATACGTTTATCTTAGCCATTATCTTCTTCCATCTTGGTTTACATCTGCTCTAAAGGTTCCAAATCTCCATGTTTCATCTGTTGAAGTATTAGCTACTTTTAAACTAGCTAATCGTCCTCGAGCTCTTGTATCTATTTTAGTTGTACTAGAGTTTATCGTAAAAGGTCCTAATTGTGAAGATGTCCCTGTTTGAATAGGGAAATCTTTTAAAAAAATAGTTACTTGTGCATTTCCTTGTAGGTTTTTAAAATCTGGTAAAAATCTAGATATTCTTAATAGATATTCACCGTCTCCATCTGTTGGTAAATCAAAATCTCCAGACTGAATGTATGCTGCAATAGCCGTTTCACTACCATCTAATGCAATTTTATTTGTTCCAACCTCATGTGCAAAATAAGTGCTTGCACCGAAAGTATTTGTAGCTCCACTTAAATTATCAACTGTAGGAGTGCCTGTTGCATCATATTCAGTAGCATAGGGATTATCGTACGTAGAAGCATCAGCATAAGTGCTTCTAGCCAATGTCATTACTGCCCAAGTGTTTTCTACATAGTTATATATAACTGATCTATTATTTTGTAACGCTGGACTATTTAAAGGTTTGCCTGAAGGATAAAACCAAACGATTTCATTAAATAAAGAATTATGTGATGCATATATAATTTCGTTAGATGCATAATTAATACCAATATTATTTCCAGTAGTACTAAATATAAAATCTTCTACTAAAGATGGAAGTAATTTAACTGTACCATCAAACTTAAAAAAACCTCCACCTGTGCCCATCCAAAATACTTGACCATCTGCATACACAACAGCATGCTGTCCAATACATCCACAGTTAGAACCTACCTGTCTAATAGAGAATGTAAATGGTGGACCTACAAACTGCATGGTATAAGCAGCTTGATCGGTTAAAATTAAGTTATAGTCTTTACCAGAAACCGCAGCTACAATTTTATTACCTGTATCAAGTCTAAATGTACCAGCAGTATTTGTAGAAGTGGGTTGATATACATTATAGTTTTCTTGATCACTAAACCTAATAAACATAGGGTCTTGTGTAGAAGTGGTTCCAATAGTTGTTTCTGTTCCAAAATGAATTACGTGTCTATCTCGATCAGATACAATAGTTAACCTTGATGCAGTTGGTGCACCTGACATTAAAGTTGCTCTAGTTTCTAATTGAGGACTTGTTGTCCCTGGATCCCATACAAATGTTTTGCTATCTTTAATAGTTGCTATTAATTGTTGTCCAAAGTTATCTAAACTCCAGTTACCTGGATCAAGAATTACATTTGATGATGTACTACCTGTACCCCACGTGCTTGAACCCCAAGTATCTGTTCCCCAACCATAACCATATGTTTGAATTGTTGGACCAATTTCTTCATAAGGATTAATTGTAGCTGATCCGCCAGCAGACATGGCTGTCCCTGTTTCGTTTATCTTCATTTCAATAGTAAAAGTATCTACTGTAGGAACTGTTAATATTTCAAAAGTATAGTCTTCAAAATCAGACGCAGTAAAAGAAGAAGTTCCTGGAATGGTTACACTTGTAAAGGTAATGTATTCTCCAACATCTAAACCATGACTTACTTTATTAACAGTAACTGTTTTTGATCCATTTGTAGAATCAAATGTTGCTCCTGTGATTGCAGTTTGCAATGGAGTAATATCATAAAATTTATCTTCATAATAAATGTATAAAGCTTTCGAGGTACCTATTGCTGCGTATTTTCTACCTTCTAAATCATTCCAAGTGTGCTGTGCTCTACCAGGACCTGCTATGGTTTGCTGTCCGATGGCCGTGAACCCTCCTATTTTTTCAGGTTGGCCATATCTAAATCTTACAAAATCACTATCAATCCATTGTCCTTCTGCACCTGAAGGAGTATCTGCTTTATTTAATCCTGGTCTTATTTGAACATTTGTTAGTGGCATAGCACCATTTTACACTATCTTATATCTTCTTCCAAGTCGCAGGAGAAGGTATGTTATGTTCAGATTTTACACCTTCTTTCATAGTAATCATTATATCTCCCGATATAGATATACGTGGTTCGTCTTTAGTATTCTTTCCTGTTTCATGAAATATCATAGATGGAAAGACAACCAAGTTACCTGTAGCTGCAGGGTACTCAGCTTTTGCAAAATTAGTATTATCCCATTTATTAAAATAAGGATCTCTTCTTGGTATGTTTAAACCTACTTTGTGAGCTTCATCATCTAAGAAAAATAAATTACCTTGTTCTTCAGCATAGGGATAATAGACAAAAGAATAATGACTACTCATATGCCTGTGATAAGCAATAAACTGATCTTTAATAGAATAGGTTGCCCAAGACTTTGTAATATAAGCTTCAAATAAAGTCATATCATAGTTTTGCATTAATAATGCACCTTTAATACCTGATTCTATTTCTTTAAATAATTTATTAAATCTTTTATCTAAATGTAAATTATCGTCTATAGATTGAAGTTCTTTAGGCTTTATATCCGTGGTTCGTGAATATTGAGAATTATTTGCTGTAATATTATCTTTTATTATTGGGATAATTTCTTTGTTTATTTCTTCAAAGTTTTTTATTGCAGTAATATAAATTGGATAACCAAACCATTTAGTAATATTTGCCATAAAGGCACTATACTAATTTACTCTTAAAAATCTATACCTTATTTCACCGTTACCACCATCACCACCATGTCCAGTAGTAGGCTCTGAGCCATATTGAGCTCCTCCACCACCTCCACCAGATCCACGTGTACCATCTAAACCACCTGTAGAACCACCTACTGGAGAACCAGCTCCTCCAGAAATATTTCCTGCATAAGAATCACCACCATCAAATCCACCGATTTGACAGTTATCTCCACTACAGTTTCCTGAACCAGTTAAATCTCCCACTGCACCATTACCTGATTGGTTAAATGTGCCTACAGGGCCACCTGTTAATGTAGTAACCGATTTTGTTGTTCCATCACTATCTCTAAAATTACCTGATGTTACTACTGTACCTGATATGGTTGCTGATCCTGCTGTACCTGCAGTGTTAGTTCTTAAAGGTCCTTGAACTCCTCCACCTGTACCTGATGAACCACCACCAGCTCCTAAAGTAAATAAAGACCCTGTTGTAGAACCTGATAAAGTTGTGTTTGTTCCAGCTGATGCAATTTTAGGTTGACCAAAATTTGCTGTTTGGTTTCCTCCTGCTCCACCAGAACCGATTGAATAAGATATTGTTTCGCCTTGTACAACTGTAAATACTTTGTCTGATATATAAGCTCCAGATCCACCGCCTGCTCCAGCAGATTCTCCACCTGCTTTATCGTAACTTACTCCCCCTGCAGCTCCACCTCCACCACCAACAGCAGCTTGAATATGAATTGCGTTAGCACCTTGGGGTACTGCAAAAGTTCCTGAACCAGAACTTAATGTTTGAATTGCACCTGGTGTAAATGCTGCAAAAACTAATTCCCAAGTTCCTGATGCTTTTGCATATATCTCGTCAGCTTCTTGCCAAGTGCCTGATACTTTTCCGTAAGCATTTTCTATTTCTTGAAATGTTCCCGATACTTTCCCATAGGTATTAGCCATTTAAACTCCTATGAATATTTAAACCAAATATCTCCATCATTGCCTCCTGAAGGGGAAGATGTACTTATAGTGAATTTTCTTTCAAGCTTTGCAGCAGTTACTGCATCATTAACTATTTGTGCAGTATCAATAGCATTATCTGCAACTTTAGCATTGGTCACAGCATCGTCTACAATTTCTGCCGTATCAACTGCATCGTTTGCTAATTTTGCATTTGTAATAGAGTCATCATCAATTTGTGCAGTACCAATTGTTCCACCTAAAGTGTTTAACGCAACTTCGTTAACATTAGTTCCATCTGAATAAGCAGCATGAATTTTACCTTCGTCTAAAGTAAACCCTGTACCCGATACAGTTTTAAAAGTTAAAGTGTTTCCTGAATGTGTTGTACTATCTTTTAATATGTAAAATTTTTCTATTGAATCAGGAATGGTTACAGTTCTGTTTGCAGCTAAAGTTCCTGTAAAATTAAGAATCATGTTTCTTGCATTAGATATAGAAGCATTAGACATGACTAAAGTAACATCTGCAGAGGCAACATCGATTGCCTCATAACCAGCAATTGCTTGCTGAACAAGGTTTAGGTTTGTATTAGTTTTAGTTCCCCATGTACCAGCGTTTTCACCAGTAGCCATAAGTTCTAGTTTTAAATCTGTAGAATATGTAGATGCCATAATTTACTGTATTATATCCTTGTTAAGCTGCGATATCAACTTCTCTCCAAATGTTAGTATCTTCAGTATTTACTTCAGTCCAGGTATTCGTTACATTCGGATCAACATTTGACCATGCAGTAATTAAAGGATTATTTAAAGCAACAGTTAATTGTTGTCCTGTAACTACAACATCTGCATTAGCACTAACAGAAACTGAATTTATACTAGAAGATAATGCCTCCCCTGTAACATCTACAGGAGTATTTAAATCAATACTGACATCTCCCTCGTTGGCTGTTAATACTGTTCCTGTTGGGAACACATTAGCATCCGCTGTAATACTTTCGTTACCAATAGCTGTTGATAAAGGTATTCCTGTTGGGAACGCATTAGCATCCACTTGAATACTTTCGTTACCAATAGCTGTTGATAAAGGTATTCCTGTTACACTAACATTCGCATCTCCAGTAACCGTAACACTATTAATAAATGTTGGAACAAGCCTAGGATTTTGAGTAGCAAATGGTGTTTTAGCAAAAGCGTTTAAAGTATCTCGAACAGAAATTAAAGTTGAATTAAATACAGAAAGTTGTTGGCCAGTTAAATCGACAGAAGTATTTAAATCAACGCTTACATCTCCCTCGTTGGCTGTTAATACTTCCCCTGTTGGGAATACATTAGCATCCGCTGTAATACTCTCATCTCCCAGATTTGCTGATAAAGGTATTCCTGTTGGGAATACATTAGCATCCGCTGTAATACTCTCA